TCACTCGTTTTCTTTCGAGGGTTCGTCCGCGTTGCGGATGGTGGAGGCAACGTGACCTTGTGCGAACTTTTTGGACAGTTCGCCAGCCGCCGCCTCCGCGTCCATGACAAGGTCGAAGTCGGCCTCGGCGTTAGAACCCCCTGAATAGTTGAAAGCAATCCGCAGGTGATCATCAGACAGGTAGACCACCGACACAAAGGCATCAATGACCTTGCGTCGGAACTCTTGGCTCTGCAAGCTGCCGCCCCGGAAGCGATCCAGCCAGAAGAGAACCTGATCACGCTCCAGCCGGACGTGGCTCAACTTTTCCAGTTCGATGGCCCGCTTCAGATCTTGGGCCTTGGCCTCCAGATCCAGAAGCCGCTGCTTTGTGGTCGAGGTGATGATTCCGGCTTCGATGGCCTTCATCACATTGTCGGTGGCCTTTTGGTTTTCCTCCAGTTCGGCGGTCAGGGCGGCAAGCTGCGCCGAGGCCGCCTCCCGCTCCTGATATTCCATCACGGCATCCGCGATCCACTCCATCACGTCAGGCCGGAGGACGTAGTCCAGAGCGGCCTTCACGACCACACGCTCGATCCACTCGCGGGGCACGTTCGCCTTTTTGCAAGCCCGCTCCCGTCGCCGCTTTTGGCAGCCGTAGTAGTAATGCAGTTCGCCGCTCTTCCCGGTGCCGGAGAAGCCGATCATGTAGGACCCGCAGTGGGCGCACTTCAGCTTCCCGGTCAGCAGGTAGTCCCCGCCGTCTTGGTGACGGCCCCGGACGCTGCTATTTGCTTTCAGCCGCTCATTCGCCGCCCAAAAGGTGCCCTGATCGATGAGAGCGGGCATCCCGCCCTCGATGCGGGTGTCCGAGAAATGATACACCCCGATATAGGCCTCGTTCATCAACAGCCGGAAACTGCCCTTGTTCCACCGCCCGCCCCGGCTGGTTTTCAGCCCCCGGCTGTTCAGATCGTTGGCGATATCCACAAAGGGCATCCCCGCCGCAGCCTTTCGGAAGATCTCCCGCACGACCTCGGCGTTTGCTTCATGGATTGCAAAGCGGCCATCCGGCCCCTTGCAGTACCCGAAAGGGATGGAGCCGGAGTTCACCTTGCACTGCTCGGCGTTGAACTTCATACCCCGGCGAATATTCTGGGCGAGGGCTGCGCTGTAATATTCAGCAGACCCCTCCAGCACGGATTCCAGCAGAATCCCCTCCGGGCCGTCCGGGATGGACTCCTTTGCATAGAGGACCCGCACCCCGGCTTTCTTCAGCCGGAATTTATAGGTCGCCGAATCGTACCTGTTACGGGCAAAGCGGTCAATCTTCCAGCAGATCACATAAGCCCAATGGCCATGGGAGGCGTCCTTCAGCATTTGCTGGAACTGGGGGCGGTTATCGGTAGTGCCAGACAGATGCCGATCGGCGTAGACCTTCACCACCCGGAGGTTGTTCTGCCGGGCAAAAATCTCGCAGTCCGCCACCTGCTGCTCGATAGAACAGTCCCGCTGGTTATGAGACGAGTACCGAGTGTAGATCACGGCATCCTGCATATCCGGCTCAAGCATGGCCGGTTTCTTTTTTGCGCACATTCAGAGCAACCTCCCGCCGCCCACCGAGGGCGGCTTTTTATTTTGCGTTGACTTCATCCAGCCAGTCAACATAGTCCGAGATTTGCTGCTCGTACCGAGCAACCGCAGCGTCATAAATATCCCCGGCCTTTACCGCCCGGTACACTCCAACGGACGCAATGATCAAGCCGACCGGGAACGACACGACGCAGACCGCAAGGCCAACGACCGCCAGAGCGATGCCGACGTTCCGCACTGCACCTTTAGACTTCGGCGGCTGTTTCGGGTCCTTTGGACGCTTCAGGGCCTCGACCTTGTCCGGCTGATCATAAATAGAGAGATCCACAGGCTCCGGCCCTTCAATGCGCTGCGGCTTCTGAACAGGAGCCGCCCGCCGCTTCTTCGCCCCAGATTCGCTCACATAAGAGATACCCGTGCCCGGAACAGAGAACGTGGTCCGTGTTCTTCCGTTCGCCATTTTTGTGATCCGCGCTCCCTTGCCGCCGAAGCTGGTAGAAATTCCAGACTTGCTGGCGGTAAAGCGAAACGGCCCGACATTGACAGATTTTCTGTACCTAAACCCCATAGCACACCTCACGATATACACTATAAAAAGGGAGAGCTGCCCACACAGACGGCTCTCCCTTTTTTCTTTTTTGGCTTCACAGGGGAGACCCTCAGCCGTTCCATATTTTCTTTTTGTGCCGCAGCTTCCAGATCAAGAGGCTTCGGACCCGTCCGCCGCTTCTTTTTTTTCAATGCCAAGCTGACGGTCCAGTTCAGCATGGAGACTTTCTGCGGATTCCCGGCAATCAATAGCAGGAGCGTCCGCAGGGATATCGTCTGCAGAAAGAGCAGCGGACACCTCCTGAATATAATCCAGAATCCGTTTTCTTGTTTCTGGATTCAGACCGACGAACTTCTCTATGAGAATGTACTCGCCATGCGTCAACTTTTTTTCTTTGGCAAGAAGGTCAAGCCCATTGGTCGGCGCAGGGGCGTACATCTCGCCATTCCCTGTCCGCAGCCATTCCTCCCGAACGCCGAACTCGCGGCAGATGGAGAGAATAGCCTGATCTGAAATGTTCCTCTTCCCGCTCTCGATCAGGGCGATGGAGTTTTGCTTTAGGCCGATTCGCTCTGCGAATTTCTCCTGCGTCAAGCCGGAATTTTTGCGCAGGAATTTAATTCTCGTGTTCAACCCGGTTCACTTCCTTTCATGTCTACATTATAACATCAAAATATCACCTAGTCAACAAAAAATTTTGCTTTTCTATTGACTTTCATCACAGAGCGATATATAATTATCACAGAATCAACAAAGGAGGTTGACAGAGATGACCGAGAAGAAAACCTACGACAGCGACCAGATCAAGGACGCAAAGAAGCTCGCAGATGTTCTGATCAGCGTCAAGGGCGAGAGCCGCCCGGTATTCGCCCTTATGGTCGAATCTATGCTGATCGGCGCAGAACTCGCGGAAAAGGGCATCGCCCGCACCGCCTAAGAAAGGAGCCATGCCAGATGGCCAGCACAAAGAACCTCAAGGCCGTGCCGACCACCGGCACGATGCCCCGACTTGACACCAAGAAGATACCCAAAGCAGAGCGGGCCAACATCGGCCAGCTGGTCTTTGATGCCATCCAGCGAGAGTTTCAGAACCCAGAGATCCGGGCCGAATACGAACGCTGGAAAGCGGATCGGGCCGCCAAGGGCATCGCCTGAACCGAAAGGAGGATACATGAGAAACGCAAAAGTCACCGCCGCCATTACCGCAGCAGTCGCAGCAGTCCTCGCCGTTCTTGGCAAGGCGTTCAACTTCGGAGTGGACACCACCACCCAGATCTTGATGCGCTTCGGTTACGACTTGGGCCGGGCAGCAGCAAGGGCACCATTTTATTTTAGCCTCGCCATCGCCCTGATCGGGCTTCTGGCTTGCACCGGCTGGATCGTCTCGGAGGATGCCCGCCGCCAGCTTTGGAAGATGTGGAGCAAGCCGAAAGGCTACGGCAAGATCACCCGGAACCACGCCCGAAACCCTGAGTATCCGAAGCAGGAACGGAGGGGTTGACCGTGGCGAAAGCCGAAAGCCTTAAATGGACACGGACCTGCACCCGCTGCGGAAAGAAGATGGTCGGAGTCGCCAGCAACAAGAAACTCTGCGATTCCTGCCTCCGCATCCGGCAGATCGAGCATGACCGAAAAAAGGCTCAGAACAACAAGCTGGAGGTCGTAGAACGGACCAAGCCGAAACACGCCCCGGAAGATTCTCTTCAAAACGATGTCCGGGAAGCGGAGCGGCTGGGCGTGAGCTACGGAAAATACCGGGCTTGGAAAGATGGGAGGATTCACATCCATGGTTAAGTCTTTCTGCAAGGACTGCCAAAACCGACACACGATCTGCCACGACACCTGCCCGCAGTACCAGCAGTACAAGCTGGAGTTGAAAGCCGAGAACGCATACAACCAAGCCATGACCGGGCACGTTGGTGTTTACCACCGCGACCATGAGGACCGGCGCCGTGAAAAGGGGCGCAAGCGGTACATGGGAGCGAATGGGGGTGCAGATCGATGAAAATGGCTCTGATAGAAAACACCCTGCTCATCAAAGAGGCAGACACCGTCCAGTTTGCGGTGATCAAAAGCTGGGGCAAGATGAAGTGGTCGAAAACCACGCAGACCCTCTCCGGCACCGCAGACATCGAACTTCTGGACAAGCTGTCCAGCATCGTCAAACTGCCGCCCCACATTGAAGCCCTGCGCCAGAGCCTCCACGACACGGCAGCCGCCGTCGATCAGGAGCGTATGAACGACAGCCCTGAGCCGCTTCTGGACTACCCGGTCAAGATGAAACTTTTTCGGCATCAAGTCCGTGGGGCGAACATGGCTGCAATGGTTTTCGGGTGGGTTGACCCGAACGGAGGAAACACAACATGAGCGATATTCACAAAATGAGCTTGTCCTCGCTGCTCTGCCAGATCGACAGCATCAAGGACAACAGCGCATCCTTTCTCCCCGGCGAGGGGAAGCAGGACCCCGACAAGAAGATCTGGCAGGACGACGTGGACGCTTGCAACGCAGCCACCGAGATCATCAAGAAACTCTGCGAGGAAAACTGCTTCTCGGTGGACGAGGCAATCAGCTACATCGCACAGAGCAAGAAACTCCTGCAGGACTGGGGCAACCTCCACGCCAAGTACGAGGTGCCATCGCAGCCGGTCAAAAAGGACGGCGTATGGCACTGCCCGGACTGCAATCACAGAGTGAACCCGCACCACTCGCACTGCCACTGGTGCGGTACCCGGCTGCTGGGAGGTGCAATCAGATGAGACGAAAGGTAACATTCATGCGGGTCGAAATCGAAAAGACCAAGCAGCCCCTGCCCGAAAACGGGCACATCTTCGCCACCATGCCCCTGCGCAGAATCGTGCCGAACCCCTGCAACCCGGAATGGAAGCCCGCCACTTGCCCGATCTGCGGGCAGGACTGCTGGCTTCAGACCGGGAACGCCGAACTGGTCAAGCGGGTCTACCCCAGCGCAAAGTTCGTGTGCAGCGAATGCGCATGGACAGGAAAGGCGGCGGCAAACCAATGAACATCCGAAAATTCATCTCTACTTACAAGTGCCGCCTTTGCGGGGAAACCTTTCAGAGTGTGGGCACCCCGAACATCAACAACGCCTACGCTGAGGTGTTCGACATTGCCATGTACCACAGTGGCGTGAGGAAAGAACTCAACGAAGTGCGGTCTCCCTCGCTGTTTGGCATTCACCACTGCGATGATGGCAGCGTGGGTCTCGCAGATCTTCAAGGCATGAAGAAAGTCGGTGGCAACGATGGGTAAAAAGACAGTTGACACGGAACACCTGACCAGAATCCTGTTCAAATGGGCGTGGGAGGCAGGCTTCTCTGTCGACACCGGCATCGTCGCCAGAACAAGAACGAACTGCTACAAGGCAGCAGCATCGCTGGCTTTGAAACTCCCGGATGTTGACCCGGAGAGTTTGCGCCAGAGGACGCACCTGAAGTACAACGCCACAGATCGGACGCTGACCTGCCTGAATTGCTCCGGGGAAACGAAACTCGGAGATTACGACAACCCCGAAGATTTCAAATACTGCCCTTTCTGCGGCTTCAAAGTTGTCAAGATTGCGGGGTGTGGAAATGGGTAAAGGCTTCGGTTTCCTTTTTGAGATGGGCTGCGGCAAGACCCTGACCGCCATCGCCGTCACCGGGGCCGGGTACAAACTCGGCAAGATCAAGCGGGTGCTGATCGTGGCCCCCACCTCCGTCTGCGCCGTCTGGCCGAAAGAATTTGCAGACTACGCCGACTTCAGGTACACGGTCAAGACGCTGCTGGGCACAAAGCCCCAACGCCTCAAGGCCCTTGCCGACCTCGAAGCGTTTCCCTTCCAGAGCCTCAAGGTGGCCGTCATCAACTATGAATCGACGTGGCGAGACGGCATCTTTGAAAAGTTGCTAGAGTACGATGCCGACCTGATCATCGCGGACGAGAGCCAGCGCATCAAGACCCACGATGCAGCCCAGAGCAAATCGATGCACCAACTGGGCGACAAAGCCCGGTACAAGCTGATTCTCTCAGGCACCCCGGTGCAGAACGAGGCGGTGGACATTTTCAGTCAGTACCGCTTCCTCGACCCGACCATCTTCGGTACTAACTTCTACGCCTTCCGCAACCGCTACGCCGTGATGGGCGGCTTCAACCGCAAGCAGATCGTCCAGTACAAGGACCTCGACGAACTCATCCGCAAAGAGCATTCCATCGCCTACCGGGTGACCAAAGAGGAAGCCCTGGACTTGCCGGAGCAGACGTTCCAGACCCGGAGCATCATCCTCTCAGCCAAAGAGCGGGCCATCTACGACCGTCTGCGGCGGGACAGCTTCACCGAGTTGGACAACGGCGGGAAGATCACCGCCACCACGGTTCTGACCAAACTCCTGCGGCTGCAGCAGTTCACTGGCGGCTTCCTCGTCGCCGACGATGCAGCCAAGCCGGAGCTGGTCAGCACCGGGAAGCTCGATGCCCTCTCAGACATCATCCAAGACTACGTTCTGGAGGGCAAGAAGAAATTGGTGATCTTCGCCCGGTTCATCCCGGAGGTCTTGGAGATCATCAAAAGGTCGGAGAACATCATCGGAAAGAGCGGCATGAAAACGGTGGCCATTTACGGAGCCATCCCGAAAGAGCAGCGGGGCGACATCGTCCAGCAGTTCCAGAAAGACCCCTCCACGATGGTTCTCGTCGGCCAGATCGACACGGCGGGCACCGGCATCACCCTGACCGCAGCCGACACCTGCGTCTACTATAGCGTCACATTCAACTACGCCACTTACTCGCAGAGCCTCGCCCGCATTCATCGCATCGGACAGCGTAACGTCTGCACCTACATACACATCGTCGCCGACAATACTGTCGACAGCACGATTCTCAAATCTCTCGGCAAAAAAGAGGATCTCGCCAAAACGGTGGTCGACGACTGGAGGCAGTTCTTTTGAAAATCTACATCGTGGATGGCACCCCGGTTTTAGACGGCACCCCGAAAGAGCTGGCTCAGTATCAACACATGGCGCAGCAGCTGGCGGTGTACGATGCCTACCAAAAATTGCTCAAAGCTATCGCCGAGGGGAAACCGCCCGGCGGGCAGCTTGAGGATAAACCACCCGCCCGGAAACGGGCAACCCCGAAAAAGAAAAGAAAGGATGAGAACAATGGTTGATTCTTCGCAAATTCCCTATGCCATCGCAATCGACTTTGATGGCATCCTCTGCCAGAACGCCTACCCCGACATTGGAGATCCGAACTGGGACACAATCCATCAAGCCCTGAAAGAACAGAGCAACGGCGCAAAGCTGATTCTCTGGACCTGCCGGGAGGGGCGGTCACTGGAAAGGGCCGTCGCCGCTTGCGCAGGCTGGGGCCTGACGTTTGACGCTGTCAATGAGAACCTCCCGGAGTGGCGCAAAGCCTACAGAGCAGATCCTCGAAAAGTCGGGGCAAACGAATACTGGGACGACCGAAATGTCATCAATGACAACGAAAGCCCGTTGTTTTTTCGTGCCCACCAGTGCGCAGAGGACCATGCGGAATGGGAGGTGCGCCGTCAATGCTTGGAGCAATCCTGACCATCGCAGCCCTCGCAGCCATCGGAACCTTTGGATACCTTCTCTGCTGGAAAGCTGGCGAAGCTGACGATCGAGCAGAGCAAGAGCAAATAGAACGCCTGAACAGAAAGGAAGAACACAAATGACACTGTTAGACATGGTGCGCGATTACCAGAGCCTTCTGGAGCGCAAGGAAGAACTGGCCGATGAGGTCAAGGCCAACAACGCCCTGATCGAGGAAGCCAAAGCGAACATCTCGCAGCAGATGATCGACGATGACTGCCCCTCGATCTCGGTCGGCGGCTTCAAGTTCACCCTGACCCCCAAGACCATCTACAGCAAGAAGTCCGAAGCGGAGCTGGCCAGCGAGGGCATCAATTTTTTTGAAACCCTCCGGGGCGAGGGTCTCGGCGACATCATCGTGGAGAGCGTGAACACCCGCACCCTCCAGTCCACCATCAAGGCATACGTCGAGGAAAACGACGGCCTGAGCGAGGACCTCGCCAAGTGCATCAGCATCTTCGACACCTACGACATCACCCGCCGCCGTGAGAGCAGCCGGGCCACTAAGGGAGGAAAGAAATAATGGCAAACCAGAACTACCAGCAGACCGAGATGGATCTGCGCACCAATCTCCAGCAGGACGTGGACTGCAGGGTGGCCAGCGTGATCGATGATACCTACGATATGCTCAAGGATTACAACCCGCCCGCCGTGCGCAACCGCCACGAGGCATACGGCATCGCCGCCGACAACTTCACCCGGATCAGCGCAAAGGTCAAGTCCGTTCGGAATGACATGGACACCCTTCTCAGCACCTTGGCGAATCCCAACTACCCGGCAGTCGAGGCGGTCAGTTCCCTGCACAACCGGGTCAGCGAGCTGATCTCCCTGTCGATTGTCATGGCAGCCGAGATGAAGCGCACCATGAACGACCTCTACGAAGCTGAGCGCAAAGACGAAACCCCCACCCCGCTGGAACAGGCAGCGGCAGAAAATGATGGTTTTGAAGAAGCCGAACCCGCCGACGTTGAAGCCGACGATGAAGAATAAATAGGAGGACACATACTATGGCAACCGCAAAAAAGAGCACCGAACTGGCCCCCGTTGAGAACTTCGCCCTGACCACCGCCTACGACGGTCTCGACCCGGAACTGGCAGCCGAACTCAAGGATCAGATGGACGATCTGGACGATGAATCCGGCATCAACTGCCGAACCATCAAGATTCCCTCTGGCGGCAACCTTGCCTTCACGGTACAGGGCGACGAGGACGGCGATGAGGACTACCTCAAGGACATCGAGGGCGTGATTGTATTCACGCACCGTATGAACGGCTACTGGCCGAACGCTTTCGGCAGCAGCACCAACCCGGAGGACAAGATCCCGGTCTGCTCCAGCATGGACGGCAAGTCCGGCCTGAACATTCGGACCGGCGAGATTTGCGAATGCGACAAGTGCCCCTGCAACCAGTACGGCAGCGACCCGAATGGCGGCAAGGGCAAGGCTTGCAAGAATATGCGCCGGATCTACCTCATGCGCAGCAACGACCCGAACCTCTATCTCCTTACGGTGCCGCCCACGAGCATCAAGGAAGTGAACAAGGCCCTCACCCGCATCATGGCCTCCAAGGGCATCCCCTACACCAACCTGATCGTCGGCTTCAAGCTGGCCAAGGCCACCAACGCCAACGGCATCAATTACGCCACCGTGGTGGTCGACAAGCGTGGCATCCTGCCCCCGGCAGTTGCTCAGACCGCCAAGGCCATGCGGCAGGAGATCAAGGCAAAGTACAAGGAGATTGCCATCACGATGGACGACTACAGCACCTCGGCCTCCAGCAACACCATGGCGGCAGACGAAAGCGCACTGGACGTTCAGGTGTCAGATACGGAGTTCACCGACGTGACCGACAAAGACAAGGATCTCCCCTTTGTTTAATCAGGCAGCAGCCCTATAAAATTTCATGCCCGCAGGGGGAACCGCATCGAGGCGGCTCCCCTTAAGGCATAAAGGGGAACAGATATGAAATTCAAGAAAGAATGGCGGTGGAGGCAGCATGGCGGCAAGAGAGATAGATCTTGATAAGGTGGTGGATTACCGTGCCGAGTACACCGCCGTGATTCAGAAATACAAGCTCGCCGGGGACAAGCTGACAGGTCTGTGCCCTTTCCATGAGGACAGGAACAACAGCTTCTCGGTCGATCTCAAGACCGGCAAGTGGCACTGTTTCGCAGAGGACCGGGGCGGCAACTTCGTGTCATTCTGGGCAGAACTGCATGGCGTAGACACAAAAGAGGCATACAAGCAGATTTTGGAGAAATACGGCGTTGCTGCCGAAACCCCGAAGCCCGCCAAAAAGGAAAAGGCCACAGTCCTCGAAGATTTCAGCCTTGCCGAGTATGCCTTTGCAAAGCATCTCCCGGAAGAATGGCTGGCCAAGACCTGCCGCCTCGAAACCCGGAAAGACCGCAACAACGGCACCGCATGGCTCTACATTCCCTACTACAACGCAGCCGGAGAAGAATCCACCTACCGCAAGCGGTACGCCCACAAAGACTTTCGCTGGCGCACCGGCAGCTCCGGCAAGATCTGCCTCTACGGTGAGTGGCGCATCCCTGAATTTGCCAACGCCGGGTACGCGGTCATGGTTGAGGGCGAGAGCGACACACAGAGCCTGTGGTACATGGGCATCCCGGCCATCGGTGTGCCGGGGGCCTCAATGTTCAAGCCGGAACAGTCCTCGGTGCTTCAGGGCCTGAAGCTGTACCTGCACCACGAGCCGGACGGCGGCGGCGACACCTTCATCCACAAGATCTGCACCGGCCTCCGGGATGGAGGCTACGAGGGCGAGGTCTACGAGTGGAGCTGCAAGGCTCTCGGCGAAAAAGACCCTTCCGACCTTTACATCAAGCATGGCCGGGAACAGGCTGCCAAGCTGATCCGGGATGCCCTGAAAACCGCAAAACCTGTGGACTACAAAAAAGAGGACATCCCCGAAGCGATCAGCGGCGCACCGATCAGTCTCCGACAGCCGGAGGGCTGGATTTACTCGGACAAGGGAATCAGCCGGATCGACGAAAAGAAGTTCCAGCCGGTCCTCTGCTGTCGCACCCCGATCATCCTGACCAAGCGTCTCCAGAGCATCGAAACCGGGGAAGAAAAAATAGAGGTAGCCTTTAAGCGAGACGGCGTCTGGCAGAGTGCCATCTACCCCCGGTCGGTGATCTTCCAGAGCCGCAGCATCACCGCCCTTGCAGATCTCGGCTGCACGATTACCAGCGAGAACTCGAAGCAGGTGGTCCGCTTCCTCGGAAGTCTTGAGGCCGAGAACATCGACATCATCCCCAAAGAGGACAGCACCTCCACATTCGGATGGCAACCCGGCAACAGGTTTGTGCCCGGACACGCTGACGGCATCACGCTGGACATCGACCCGTCCCAAAAGGCAATGGCCACGGCCTACTGCCAGAACGGAACCTTTGAGAAATGGGTGGAACACATGGCTCCGCACCGCAGCCGCCAAAAGTTCAGGTTCATCCTTGCAGCCAGCTTTGCCGCCCCGCTCCTGCGGATCGTCAAGCAGCGCATCTTCTTCGTGTACAACTGGGGCGGTTCCAAGGGCGGCAAGACCGCAGCCCTGAAAGCGGCCCTCTCCGCATGGGGAGACCCGGAACGGTTGATGGTCAACTTCAACGCAACACAGGTCGGCCTCGAACGGACGGCAGCCTTTTACTGCGACCTCCCCCTCGGCATTGATGAGCGGCAGCTTGCTGGCAACAATCAGGCCGGGCTGGAAAAAATCGTTTACATGATCGCATCCGGCACCGGCAAGATCAGAGGCGCAAAGAGCGGCGGCATTCAGGCCACCCAGCAATGGCGCACCGTCGCTCTGGCCACCGGCGAGGAACCACTCAGCACCGAGACCACGCAAACAGGTGTCTCCACCCGTGTGCTGGAACTTTACGGCGGGCCGTTCGACAACGAGCGGGATGCCGGATTGATGCACCAGCAGTCCGTGATGGACTGCGGCTGGGCTGGTCCGGCCTTCGTCAAGAGGATCATCGCCACCCCGGAGCGCACCATTTGTGATGCCTTCGAGTTGATGCAGAGTTACGTCCACGCAATGGCCAACGGCAAAAACGGCTCCCACGTTTCCGGCATTTCCGCAGTTGCGCTGGCCGATGCCATGATCGATAGCTGGTTCTTCAACACGCAGCAGCAGGGCGACCCCACCGACGAGGCCGACGTTCTGCAGCAACTGGGCATCCACCCGGAATCGTGGAAAAAAGCCAAGATCATGGCTGCCAGCATTTTGGAGGAACAGGTAGAGAACAACTCAACCGACGTGAACGAAAACGCTGCGCAGTTCATCGTGGACTGGGTCATGTCGAACAAGGCATACTTCGGAACACAGGTGATCGGCACCTGCCTCGGCATGATGAACGAGAGCGGCAACACGGTCTATATTTTCCCCTCCATGCTGAATCAGGCCCTCACGAAAGCCGGGTACAGTCCCCGGAAAACCATGAAATATCTGGCCGACAAGAACCTGATCAGCGTATGGACAGAAAAGAGTGGCAAGGTCACCTACTCCACGGTTCGCAGATTCGGAGACCGAAGCTGCCGCTTTGTCGAGTTCTTCATCGGCAAGCTGGCCGAGAACGAGGACCCTATGGATGCGCTGGAGGAACAGATGGACCGAGAAGAACCGCCTATGCCCCCCGCAGCGGCTCCGTTCCAGAGTTCGGTCGCTCAGACAACAATGCAGGACGACTTCACGGTGGTTGACGACTTCGATGACCTGCCATTCCCGGTCTAAACCGTTACACCTAAAATTAGGTGTAACGCTAGGTGTAACATTAGGTGTAACACGGAAAAGCAAGCAGTCAAGCGGCTTTTTAATAAATTGTTACACCTATTACACCTAAAACTAAAATACAATATGTTTTTGCACATTTTTGCATTTTGCAAGATTTTCATGCAAAATTGCAAAATTCTTAGAAATACGGTGTGTGTTCAAAATTAGGTGTAACAGGAGTAACAGAGCCGGGAGAACCGCACCACCACAAGGAAAACGCCGTTACACCTGTTTTTCAGAATTAGGTGTAACAGGCCAGACAGGAGGCATTGCAAATGGAAATGACCTACGAGTGGGCCGCCGAGATCCTCGACCCGGAGCATCTGGAGAACTACAGCATCGAAACCGTAAAAGAAGCCTGTCGGATGGGCATGGATGCGCTCAAGAAGCAGATCCCGGCAAAGGTGAATTTGTGGGAAAACTCACAATTCGGAAATTGCCCGCTTTGCCACGAAGTCGTTTATAGACCGGCCCTGCGCAAGCGCGTATATTGCTGCAAGTGCGGCCAAGCATTAAATTGGGAGGATTAAAATGGACGAAAGCTACTACACCGCCCGGCTGGTGATCACCGAGGGATTCGAGGACCGGCTGGACATGACGATCACCTGCCAGAACGCCCAGCAGCTGCTCCGGGCAAAGGACACCATCGCCGATCAGATGAACACCTACATCGCAGAGTTCGCCGTTCAGAGCGGCCTGACCGGGGCACCGAGCAACGCCGAGCAGAATGCCGCTGCGCTTCAGGCAGTCATTCAGGAGCAGACCGAAAAGGCCAAGCAGCAGGAGCCGGAAGAACCTGCCGAGCCGGGGCCGCCCGAAGTTGCACCCGATGAGCCGGAGGAAAGCCCCCCCTCGCACGATGATGCACTCGATGCCGTCTGCTACCGCCCGGATCTCGCATCCTTCAAACTTGCACCCACCGAAACTCCCAAAAAGGCAGCGAAACCCGAAGGAGCAAAAGGCTTGATGAGACTGAGATGCCCGAAGTGCGGCGATGAGTTCGTCGCTTTCACAAAGGACTACCGCACCGAGTGGACCTGCAAAGAATGCGGTGCAAAATTCTCGCTGGAAAACACCGCACTGTTTGAATATGACTGCAGCTGCGGTCGGCACACTTACGGACAGACAAACATCGAAAGCCCGGATTTTAGCTATCCCTGCGGCGATTGCGGCAAGGAGACCACTCTCAAATGGAACCCCAAAGCCAAAAAATACATGGAGTGATGCAGATGCCCGCCTCGGACGACGACCGGGAAATGATGGCCCGGTTCAACGATACCTTCAGGAAGCTCAAGACCAACCGTGAACAGGTGCCACTGGAAGTCCTCCAGACGAAGTACGGCAAAGCCTACCAGAAGCTGACCAAAGAAATGGCCGACCTTGCTGACTGGTTCGCCGCCCGGCTCCGGGAGAGGATGCCGTTCCCGATGCACCCAAAGGACATCGCCGGGAATCGGCAGCTATCGCAGCAGATCGCCGCCGTCCTCGCCGAGGAAAGTCAGCCGGGTGCCCTCATGGACCAGTACCGAAAGGCCCTGATCGATGACCTCGACTATGACAAGTTCCTCGACCTCGTCTGGCAGCTTTACCACCGCACCGAGGAAGCCTACGAACCCTACTGGCAAAAATACAACTTCTGGCACGTTTACCCGGACGGCCACCGCTGGATCAGGAACCACATCACAGGATTCTTCTGGCAGAACGGCCAGCCGGGAAACGATTCGGATTCATTCACCAACGAGGGAGGCTACTGGATGGACTCCAAAGGAGAGTACCAAGGCGCAGCCTTTCCCCCTCACATCAAAGGAGACAAGATATGGACAAGGAAGAATTGATCGCCCGGTTTGAATCGGAGATGGCCAAGGTCAAGCGGCCCGGCATCGACAAGTTGATGGACTACATCCGCAAGAGCGACTTCTACACAGCACCCGCAAGTACGAAGTTCCACCTCTCCTGCGAGAGCGGCCTCCTGCAGCACAGCCTCAATGTGTTGGATGCCCTCCGGGGTCTGCTTCAGGAAGAACAGACCAACGAGGACGGCACGAAAGCATGGTTCTACACGGTAGCCGGAACCTCGGTCGCACAGATTAAGGATGAGAGCGTCATCCTCATCGCCCTGCTCCACGACATCTGCAAGACCTACTTCTACAGCACCAGCACCCGGAACGTCAAGAACGAAAAGACCGGGAAATGGGAAAAGGTGCCGTTCTACACGGTCAACGACTTGATGCCCCTCGGTCACGGCCCCAAGAGTGCCATGCTGATCAAGAATTACATCAAGCTCACCTCGGAGGAAATGTACGCCATCTGGTGGCACATGGGCTTCACTGATCAGCACACCGACACCATGAGCCTCGCCGCAGCGATTCAGAAATACCCCATCGTCTGGGCACTCCACACCGCCGACATGATGGCCTCGAATTTCATGGAGGACAAGGACGGCAACAAAAAGGACTTCGAGTGGCAGGAACTCGGTGCCGAGAATTCCAGCAACAGCACAGGTCAGTACGCCGACAACCCGGCCCTGCCCAGCGATAGCGACGAGCCTGTGTTCATGGAGGCCGCACCATGCTGATCGAAGAAGTTGAGTGCAGGGCAAGGGCCAGAGAAAAGGAAAAGGCTGCGCTCATGCGGGATGCAAAGCTGGAGGTCGCCTATAACATTATTTCGGAGGTTTACCGGGAGGCTGCTGCAGAAAGCTACCCCAACTGGACAAAGCAGAAGCAGAATGACATGGACGAAGTCGCAGATTGCACCCATGTAATTCTCAAACAGATCATCTACCTTTCACACAAACTGGAGGACCTAAACACATGAACATTACCCGAAACCTCCTGCACGAGTGGTACCACGGCGGGGCCAGAACCCCGGCAGACGTTCAGAGGCTGGCGCAGGAGAACCTCGACCTGACGCTCACCGCCGAAAAAGTCAAAAAGATCCTCGAAGATCAGATTCCTCTGGAACAGTGGTATCAGACAAGGATCATGGCAGCCATTCGGCAGCTTTACCCGGAAGCCTTTGTCCGCAAGATTGCAGCCGGAGTTTACAGTGAGCGGGGATTCCCGGATGTGCTGGTGATCATTGATGGCCTGTACATCGGCCTCGAAATCAAGCGACCATTCCTCGGAAAGCCGACCCCGCTCCAACTCGACACCATCGAAGCAATCAAGAGAGCCGGAGGAACGGCGAGAGTCGTCTGTCTCCCGGAAGAAGCAGTGGAGGCCATCGAATATGCTACAGCAGGTCTTTGATATTTTGTGGGAGGCTGCGCAGGATGCCGCCCAGCGCATCTCGGACTTCTTCAGAAGAATCGGCGAGTGGGCCAAAGAGGTGTCGCAGAAAGTCCTCCGGGCCTACGCCGGAAACATGGCAATCCTCTATGGCCTTGCCACCGAGAAGCAGATCCGGCTCATGTACCATCGGAGGCCGAGGATTCGGAAGAAGTGGTATCACATCATCCTGCGCCGCATCCGCAGGTTTTTGAAAACGGCGGTGATTCCGACATGAAGAAGAAAAACGCTATCCCATTCAAACCGAAGCCGTTCAGCCTGAAATCCAAGGCCAAGCAGCGCACGGCAGAGGACGCACTGGCCGGGATGCGCACCCTCCCGATTCCAGCCCTCGTCACGACCATCAACATGATGATCGGCGTTCTTTCGGAGCGAGGATTCCAGATCTACGACTGGGACAACAAGGACAAGGCGGTCTATAAGCTGGTGTTTAGAGGCGGCAAAATCTACGCCCTCATTCCACACATTGCCAAAAAGGAGGATGCCTCCCATGCAGAAACACCCGTCTCAGATGAGCGAGGATGAGCGCATCTTCCTCAAGCGATACCTGAGCCAATATTACCGAGCAAAGGAGCGGCAGAAGATCCTGCGGGAAAGGATATCCGACATTCGGACAGAGCTGGACCCGGCTGGAAAGAACGGTCGGAACACATCCCTCGCCATCAAGATGGCCGAAATTGAGGACAGAATCGCCCGGCAGTCGGAGATCGAAGCGACGGCCATTCTGGACATTATGGAAGTCCTCGAATTCCTCCCGCAGGATTCCGTAGAGCGGGAGATCATGGAAATGCGCCACATCGACTGCAAGCCGTGGAACGAGATCATGCGCACCATCCACCTGTCAAGGGCACCGTGCTTCAGACGGTACAGCACAGGGCTGGAATGGCTATACACCTACAAAAAGGTGCGCACCACGCTGGCCGAGTTCAGGGCGAGGGTCGAGCGCACAGAAAAGGACGGCCACTAAAAAACAAAGACCGGGGCATAGTTCCGGGGCAGCACACTGGGAATTCCCGCACAGAGAAATCCCGGCCAAGGCTCCCGGCTATGCCCCGGCTTTTTCTTTTCCCATTATGGATTTTAGGCTCACCCCTCGCACACCCCGGATTCCATGCCCCGGCTGTCGCCCGGAAATTTTGCGCCGTGTTCAGGGATTCAAAAAAAGCACAAACCATACGCCCGGAAACAAAGCACCCCCTGTCTGGCCCTGCTTTTTACCAGCGGTAAAAACAGCCCCTGTGTGGCGTGGGAGCAAGGTCATTCGGAACCGTGGACACCCGGCAGCACAGCCCCACAGCACAGAGCAGCGCAGGGGCGCAGCGGGGTCGAGGCGGGGCAACCGCAGAGCAGCGAAAGAAGATACCCAAAGAGACCCCAGAAGTCAATACAATGGTCGCATGGACAAGGGCCAGCCCGCCCAAGCCCATCACGAGTAGGCATCGTGTTGTGTTCTCTCCTTTATACCTTTTCACGGACAAAGGCGCACCCCGCAACCACGCTCGGTGCGCCTTTGTGTTGGAGAGAGAGGGGCTACCCCCTCCCCGGCCACGGCGTAGGTACTACCCCGCCCGGAGAATGATGCGGGGCGAGGAAGGCCCGGAGGTTTTTCGCCTGAAAACCAAAAAAAATTTAGCATTTCGTTACGCAAACCCCATTCAGACCCCACATAGGAGGTGAACGCCATGCAGCAGACCAACCCCATGCGGATGGAGAGACGGCGACTGGCCGACCTCATTCCCGCCGCCTACAACCCCAGAAAAGCCCTGACCCCGGAGGACCCGGAGTATCAGGACATAAAGGCCAGCATTCAGGGGCTGGGCTACGCTGACCCCATCGTCATAAATTACGATGGCACCATCATCAAAGGACACCAGCGGCGTACCGTGATGATGGACATGGGCATCGAAGAAGCCGAGGTCGTCGTTCTGGACATCCGGGACAAGGCCAAGGAAAAGATGATCAACGTGGCCCTGAACAAGATCACCGGCAAGTGGGATCTTCAGATTTTGAAAGACCTCCTGTCCGATCTTGACCTCAACGGCTACGACTTCTCCGTGACTGGCTTCCATCAGGATGACCTCGAAGATTTGATCCAGCAGCTGGATGTGCCGGAAGAAGCCCATGATGACGACTTCGACCCGGATGCAGCAAAGGAAGAAATCGAAGCCCCTGTCACACGCCGGGGCGACATTTGGAAGCTGGGCCGCCACCGCCTGATGTGCGGCGATGCCACGTCTCTGGACGATGCGGAAATTCTCATGGCCGGGAACAAACTCGACCTCGTAATCACTGACCCGCCATACAACGTGGACTACGGCGCAAAAGTTGGTTTTCTGAACGACTACCTCGACCAGACCGACAGCCGCACGAACAGCGTCATCGAGAACGACCACATGGATGCGGCCAGCTTTTACAGTTTTCTGCTGGCAGCATTTCAGGCCATGAACGATGCCATGCGCACAGGCGCAGCGATTTATGTTTTTCACGCCGAGAGTACCGGGCTTCAGTTCAGGCAAGCCTATTCTGATGCCGGACTGAAACTGGCCCAATGCCTGATATGGGAGAAAAACGCATTTGTTCTTGGTCGCCAAGACTATCAGTGGCGGCACGAACCGATTCTCTACGGCTGGAAAGAGGGAGCGGGTCATTACTTCATCAATGACCGCACACAGGACACCGTTCTTCTGGACGACCTGCCCGACTTCCAGTCAATGAAGAAGCAGGAACTTCTGGCCTTCATCGACCAGATGCTCCGGGAATACAAGGATCAG